AAATAAAACAAAAAAAAAACAAAATATCAAAAAAAGAAAATTAATATCAAACGAAAATCAAAAAAAACGACAATTAAAAGAAGATGGGGTAAATATTTATAATAAATATAATTTAAACCGCTGAAGATTTAAATGGGACAATTTTAACTCGTTTCACGTTATATAACTCAAGGTTTTCTAAACAATAAATTAAATAAAAAAGAGATGTGTAAAAAATAAGGTAGTATAAAAAAATTGAAATACTTTTTATCAAAACTGTTTTAGATAAAACCCCCTGTCAGAAAGACACGTTCATTTCCTAACATGACGCAGAAACTGATTGACTATTCGTGCTTTAGGCACCAGCATGGATGTCCCCTTATTTGGAGCCCGTTCTCGTCTGAAAAAGACGGGAGAAAACACGCCGCGTGGGAGATTTTCGCCCAGCACTATTTCACTGAAACCACAACAAAAACAATCTATCCCAAGTTTTCTTGGGTAAAAGCAGGGGATAAACCGGTGGACTTTGGGTGGGCCGACCAAGGGATCAGGGGGAAATTTGTAAAGTACCAAATATTTCGCGACCCATGTCAACTATGTGGGGTCATTTTCGGAAAACAAACCAAAGAGGTTACGTCCAAAATCAGAAAAAGAACTATACATAAAAAACAACTTGATGTCACCAAAGGTTAGCCGATTACGTATATTTACACCATTGAACATTATAAACCGCCCGTTGGTGTATAAATTGATACATTTGTGTTCTAATGTTTTTTTTATTTTCCGTAAAATGATATAGTCTAAATTCGCCATAGAAAATTATTCAAAATCGTCCCATTTTAAATCTTCAAGGGTGTAAAACAATTATTAATTTTTTTACTTTCTTTTATAATTGACAATATAATTTCTTCTTCAGAAATAAATGATGACATATATATATATTATATGTTATTATTATGTAAATAAGATAATGATTTATTGCCAAGTGAATTGAAATCTTCAAATGTATAAACCAAGAGAAAATCATCATTTAGATGGTATAAAAATGGTGTAAAAGCTTTAACTAGAAGTTGATCTTCGTGGCAGTGTATTTTTAATGCTTGTACTTGTATTTTGTCCAGACAAAAAATTAATTAGTGTATACAATAAAAATAATACAAGAATTGTGAAAATACTAGAAATTAAAAATATAACAATTGGATTATTCAAAATGGTACTTACACTGAAATCCATATTAATGGCAGGTTTTATATTCGTCACTTCAATAGTATCTTCGGAATTTCCGGTAGGACGACAATCAATATATATTTCTCCGTCTCCATTTTCACCATTGCCGGAGTTTGGGCCAAACGTATTCTGATATAGAAGTGGACCACTTGGACATATAGGTGGTGTTTGATCTGCAGTACTTGAAATAATATTATTTAAATCTTGTACTGATTGTGCGGCAATAGAAATCGCACGTTCTATTCCATAGACAATCCAATTATTTTTTTGGGCGTCCATGTAGGAATAGAAAGGTTTCTTTGGAATGATTGAATTTAGATTATAATTATCTATAGAAATGGTTGCACTATCACCATTTCCAGGTGCTTGATTGGCCGCAGCTGCAATAATTGTATCTAACATTAAATTTGACCCATTTCCCATTAATGGCAAACAAACAAATAGATAATTCCCTCCAGAAATGGGGGAGTGAGTAATAACTAATTCTGCATCCGCCGTAGAACCATTGAACGTGTGTATAGAAGGCGCGTATATTTCTACATTATATATACTGTATTTTGCATTATTAAATGTGACTGGCGGGTTGCTAGAAGAATCATACGACAATAAAAGGTTATTTCCCAAATTTTTAACAATACAACTGCTTGTTGAATAATTAAAGGAATAGGAACATTTTAAATTACATTGTCCAGAAATATTTCCGGGAGAAATATTCATAATACTCATAATTATAATATATAAATAAAAATATTATTTATTTATATAGTAGAAAGATGAAATTAACTAAAGGTAAAATATCAAAATTATACTCCAAAAAAAGACAAACAAAACGACATTACAAAAAAAACAGCAAAAAAGAAGGAAAAACATTTAGAAAAAAAGGTCGTCTTAATTTGATTAATCGCACTTTAAAACGTAACATGTATGGTGGTGTTGGACCTGATCAAGTTTCGCTTGCGACAGATCCTGTAACTCCTGGACAAATGATGAATGAACCATTTGCATCCGCTCCCTCGGCCGTTTCTGGAGATGTGCCTGATGCTGATGTTGCGGCCGAGCCCCCAAGAATTTCTGAAGAAATACCTGCAACTGCCCCCGCATCCTTGGAGGTTGCCACAGAAATACCCGATTCACCATCGGACGTTGCTTCTGAAGAAGTGGTAAGGGAAACAAGTCCGTCAGATATTGCTTCTCAAGATATAGTACCAGCGTCAGACCCATTAGAAGTTCCTGAACCGACAAATGGCGTAGTTGCGCCTATTGCACAACAACAATTGTTAGATACAAATTCATATCAAGATCAAAGTGCGAATCAAGGCGCCCCTGGTTATCAAGAGGATGATGTAAATTCAGACAATAGCGGTGATGGCGATGGCGTAGTTCAAGGAGAAGAATCTTATATGGGCGATGACAATGACGGCGATAAATTAGCTAATGCATTACAAACGCTTGGTCAATTTTTGGCCAGTGCGATTGCCGATAGATTACAACAGATAAATAGTTCTTCCTCCATGGATCCCATGGTAAGCGCAGCTTCTGCACAAGCACAAGCAGAAAATGATAACACAACAAACTAATTTTTTACATTATATTTTCTTTACACAGAAAATATATTGTTTTACTTGGATTCCAATACAACAAATTGATCGTCAGGCAAACCAATGCCCACGGATAATATTTTTTTCTTCCAATAGGTAAATGTTTTTTTATCCAGTACTTTTAACTTGTAAAATAAAAATTTCAACAGAATAAGAAGCCACGATGCATAAAAGGGGAGTTCCGTTTTCATCCGATGTTCTCTCAAAATTCCTTCTTTATATTTCTCATTATAGATGGAAAATTCCACAAAAATACCTTCTTCCTTATTTTTATAAAAAATTTTATGACCATAAGCTACGCGATTATTGTGGTTGAGTCTCCAAACAAATTTTTTAAAATCCTTTCGTTTTACATGTAAAAAATGTTGCATTTTTGTAATAATTTGATTTTCATTATCTGTAAAAATATCTACATCAATATCGCTTTCTCCTGGAAAATAATCATTGCGTTGAACGCTTCCAAAAAAAAGCAACTTTGTATCTAAAAAATTACTTAATTCTTCAAAAAAAGTCATGGTTTGTTCTGGTATTTTATTTTTGATGGACTCCATGTGTTATTTTCAGTTATACTAAACTTATTGTATTCTTAGATAATTTTTTTCATTGATTTTGTTATTTTTTACATTGCAAACTAGAATATAAAATATTATCTTTAATGTACCTCGTTCAACAAATTATGTAAAATAGTTTCCCGATTGACATTGACAATCTCCCCGGCAAGCATTGCTGTTTCAAAGGTTTTTCGTAAAACGTCATTTGGCGCATTGCTACCAACTTTAAGAAGACCACGATCTTTTAAATACTTTTTAATTTCGGTAATCGGTTTTTTCTTTAATTCTTTTTGTGCATCTATAATTCGTTTGCGAGTTGTATTATCTTTTACTAAAATACCTACCTTTCTATATTTACTTGATTTTCCAAGTTTATATTTTCTACGTATTGTTTTTTTTATTTTAACCACCGAAGGAATCTCCACCATTTCAGTCAAATCTGTGACCGCGACATTTGGTTTTTCTTTGTTTTTTGAAAAATCTAGAGGTTGAGTTTGTAATTGTGGTTGTGGTTGTAAATTTGGATGAATTTTTGGTTTTGAAATTTGAATCATTGGTTTATCAAACAACTGTTTTTGTGCTTTTTCTTCCTCTCTTTCTTTAATTTTTTTTCTTAATATTTCCAATTTTCTCTCGCGATCAGACACTTCAGGAAGATAACTTTGTGCTACATTTGAAAAAGTCGGAACAGATATAGAAGGCGTTTCTATTTGAACTGCCGGTTGAAAAGAAGATATTTTTTCTTGACAAGACTCATGTTCATAATTTTTTCTCGTTTGGTTTTGCTTCCACATACGATACGTCGGTTTTTTCCCATTTTTTAAACAACCATAAGGCACAGAATTATTTGTATCTGTCGTGGCAGTTGATACATAGTTCATTTTGATTTCTGATGGTTCTGCCTTTGAATTAATAAATGTTTCTGATAATTCTTCTGGTAAATCCAATTCCACGTGTGGAATAGAATGACTAGAAACACTTTCGCTACGATCATTGCCAGGAGAAAAAGAAGAAGAGTGATAGGAAGGATGTTTCAACGTTTTATTATGTTCCAGAGGTTTCATCAAGAGAGAACTTTTTGATGATGGGTTAGGGCTAGCCCTAGGAGCGGGCGCAGTTTCTTTCTGTTTTTTTGATAAACTGGACAAATATTCTATAGAATCCCGAAATTCATCCGTAAAATTTACATCGGATATATCTGCCTTATCATGGTCATTGGGGCCAACAACAGAAATCGGTTTTTGTAATTTTGAGGCACGCTCTTGTTCTTTATGTTGTTTTATTTTATTTAATAATTGTTTTTTAATGGAATTGGGATTGACCACCGGAGGAATAATTGGTTTTTGTTTTTCTCTATTTTTTCGGGTTTTCTCTTTACCAATGTGAAATAATTCGGGAGTAATTTGAATTGTTTTTTTCTGCATACTACTATATATCAAAAAAACAATTTTAAAGTTTTTCCGCTTTCCATTTTTCTAGAATAAAAAATACACATATTACATATATTACACATACATAGTGTTCATCATATATTTATAAGTGTCCATTTGTTTGCGATTTTTTACTTCTTCATTTTCCAAAAACATATCCATTCCTTTTTCTAAATCTTTTATCGTAATTACTCGTTTTTTTTCGGTTGATTTGCCAAAAATACGTCTTCCATGAGCAATCTTAGTCTTGGAAAAAAGCACCTCCATATCTCTACCAAAAAATGTAAAATAGGGCATATTTTTAACAAACCACGCTTCTTTCAATGAATTGTCCGTTTTCCAACCAAAATCAGTTATTTTTTTTAAAAATATTTTATGTAAATCCGCGCCATCATAATTCTCTATTTTGAATCGCCAAGTAAAACGCGAATCCAAACCCTTGTTATAAGGAAAAAAACATTCATTCAACTCTTTTTCATACCCCGCAATAATGACCATCAAGTTTTCCTTATGATTACTCAATGCCTCACAAAGTGTATCAATACATTCTTTGGAAAAACTATCACGTTTTTCCGTATTTCCCAAAGCATATGCTTCATCAATGAATAAAACACCATCCAATGCTTCTTGAATAACATCGCGTGTTTTGATAGCAGTTTGACCTAAATAACCAGCCACTAAATCGCTGCGCGTAACCTTTTTAAATGTCCCCTTTTTTAAAATACCCAATTTACTGAAAATTTTTCCAATGATTTTTGCGACTTGTGTTTTTCCACTACCTGGAGGGCCATAAATTACTGTATGTAAATAATCACCCCGTGTAGATCCCTTTCCTCCTACATGCAAATCTTGTATAAAATATAATATCTGGTCTAAAATATTTTTTTTCATCATCTTCATGCCAATCATATTCTGTAAGCGAATTAAATAAGGATGTATTTTATGCAAAGAATCCATGTTAATATTATATTCTAATTCTTCACTACAAGGATATTTTTCTACCAAAGCAATCAAATCCTCCAATGTTTCAATATTAACTTCTATATATATTTTCTTCTTTGTAACAGTGTTTTTTAATTCCGGAACCACAGTTTCCCGATGGAAGGGTTTTTGATTCCAATAAGGCGGAGTAGAAAAAATATTGTTTTTTCGTATGTAATAATGCCGCATACGTTCTTGTTCTAACAAAACAAATAATTTAGGTTGATATGTATTTGGTTCCATTTCATATTTTTGAAATATAAAATTTGTTTCCCTTTGCGTGTTTAAAGGTGCACATATTCTTTTTGCCAAATCTTCTTTTTCTGTCGCTTTTTCCATCTTTTTTTCGTTTTCTTTCTTTTTTCTCTCATTGTTGCAAATAAAAGATTGTAACTCTGGCAAGCTCCAATGTTGTAAAAAGGTTGTTTCTATTTGTTGCAATACGGAGTCCGTAACCTCTCCTTTTTGTAATTGTAAAAAGGACAAATCTTCTTTAGAATTTGAGTCACCGATTTTATCCATAGTTATTAGCCACGGAAGAATTTGTTTACGATTCTGTTCCCATCTATCCTTTTTACTATATAAAATGTATTTGGACATGTATTTTTTTGTTATTGTCTTTACCTTATATTTATCTTGTATATTATTTTTATATAACTATAATATATAAATAATATAAAAAATGGATAAAATATCTCCATCTCCTCTTGTCAAGCCAAATACATTATCCAATCTTTCCAAAAAAATTATTATATTTTTAAATACACAATTTGCTAACTTTGTTGCAATCTTGTTTTTCATTTTCACAATTTGGTTTAGTGTTTATTTTTATAGATCATCCTCTTTACATAAAAATCATAAATTTAATGTATTTATTAATTTAATTGCTTCTTTTGGCGGAATTGCCTTGGCTGCAACCTTATTTTTTACTGTTGTATATCATAAACAAGATAGCAACAATCAGACATTTCAAAATTATTTTAATATGTTTTCCCAATTAACACACACACTTGAAATATTTATAGCTCATCCCGAAATGAATTATTATTATAATGACCTTTTTGGTCAATCATATAAAAATAAATATATACATTTTAAACGTAATCGGGTATTAGAAAATCAAATTACAACTAAAATTTTAAATAATATGTCTTCTTACGTTGATTATCTTACAATTGATAGTTATAGCCCTGATGAAAATTTACATATTGTAGAAATTCGTTTAAAAAAACTGTTCAGTTTATTTTTACAATCGGAAATTTTTGTTGAAAATTGGAATAAATACAAAAAAAATTTAGCTTCACCAATGTTAATTGAGTACATAAAAACAAATTTTAATAAGTAGATTCAAATTTTTATTATTTTTTATTTTTTATTTTTAATGAAAACTCGTTTATATGATTATTTTTCATTTCTATTTTTTCTAATGCATATTGTCCACAAGGCCCACAATGATCTTCATTTGATAAATCTATTTTATGGTTCATTTTTATGTCACAATCTTCTATTTTCCATCTCCCAAGAGGCTTTCTCAAG